GGATATAGAACAATGCCATTGCTAACACCAAATTCGGTACATATCGATCAGCCGTTGACTAACCTCACAATCGCTTATGTACAAGATCAAGCTAACTTTATCGCTGATAAGGTTTTCCCAACAGTAGGCGTAGACAAGCAGTCTGACAAATACTACATCTATGACCGTGACAACATGAACCGTACAGGTGACGTGAAGGCTCTTGCGCCTCGCACAGAAGTCAACCGTATCGGTATGTCACTATCAAACTCTTCATTCTATGCAGATGTCTACGGACTGGGCATGGACTTCGATCAGCAAACTCTTGCTAACGAAGATGCAGCACTAGACATTCGTGCAGCAGGTGCGCAGACACTAACTAACCGTCTGTTGATCCATCGTGAAGAGCAGTTCGCAACTAACTTCTTTGCCACAGGTATCTGGGGTACAGAATACACAGGTGTTGCTAACGCAGACAACGACACAGCAGCAGAAGTCACACAGTGGTCTGACTACACAAACTCAACACCAATCGTTGATGTAACAACTGCTCGTCGCTCAATGCAACTAGCTTCAGGCGGCTTCAAGCCAAACACAATGGTTGTTGGTAAAGAAGTACGTGATATCTTGATCAACCACCCAGACATCCTAGCACGTCTAAACGGTGGTGCGACAGTAACAAACACTGCGCTTATCACTAACGCTAAGTTGGCTGAAATCTTTGAAGTAGAAAACTTCTACGTCATGGAAGCGGTTAAGAACACATCTGTAGAAGGTGTTGCAGAATCAAATGCATTCATCGGCGGTAAAGCTGCATTGTTGGTACACTCACCAGCATCAGCAGGTCTGATGACACCAATGGCTGGTGCGACATTCGCATGGAACAACCTACAAGGTGTAAACAACTTGGGTATCACTGTAGAATCATTCTCAGACGATGCTCTTAAGCGTATGCAAGTTGCTGAACATATCCAAGTTAAAATGTCTTACGACATGAAAGTCACAGGTGCTGACTTGGGTGTATTCTTCAACACTGTTGTAGCTTAATATATTATTACTGGGGGCTGCTTCGGTGGCCCTCATATTCCCTCACCCGACATAAGAGGTTATCATGTTAAGACAAGAAGAAATGCCTCTTCAGCTAGACCGACCAGTATTTGTTAAAGTACCCTTTACTGCAGGTGGTCGTCAACTGAAGAAGAACCAAGAGTTCAAGTGGAAAGAACTCAGTGTTGACGAGAAGACAGTTTTGACTTTCTATAATCAACGTATGATTTACCACAACTCTGATTTAGAAATAGAACGTAAAGTTGGTGACGGACTAGAAGAGCTAGATGTAACTGGATTACACGCTGTTGTAGATAACATCAACAATAAGGTTAAAGCTAAGACAAGCTCACAAGCTGACTTTGACCGTAAGAAATGTAAGAAATCTAAGATTGCAGATAAGCAACGTGGATTAATTAGAAGCTGGCGTAGAACATACGGACGATATGAGGTAGACTGATGGCTTGGAGCTACGACGAAACTGATCTAGGTACAACAACGGCATCTGGTCGGTTGAACTCTGTTCGTTTATTGCTTGGCGATACAGATACGAATGATCAACAGGTAAAGAACGAAGAAATCACTTTCGCTCTAGCTCAAAGTAATGACAACATCTACTATGCAGCAGCTTGGTGCGCTAGAACAATAGCCTCTCAATATGCACGTAAGGTAAACACACAATTAGATGGCGCACTAAGTGCAGACTATAGTGATCTATCAAAACAGTACAGTAATCTAGCAGAAAACCTAGAATATCAAGGTAAGAAAGCTGGTGCTGTTGTAGGTATCAAAGCTGGTGGCATAAGCAAAGCTGTTATTGATACTGTTAGAGCTAACACAGATCGTATAACTCCATCATTTCGTCGTGACCGCTTCCGTAATCCTCCAAGTTATAGTGGTGATGAATACGGCTCAGACTATGATTAATAGGGGGCATAGATGTCTTTCAGATCGTTTGACCTTTATAATCTAGTTAATGACTTTGGGGAAAGTGTAACACTACGCAAAGTTACAACAGAGGGTACGTATAATCCTGCTACAGGTTCTCTAGAGAGTGAAGCCACAACAGATTATACTATCACTGCATACTTCTACAACTATGACGAAGGTATTATCTTTAATGTAGACCAGATTCGCAGAGGAACTCGTAAGTGTGTTATTTCTGCTCTGGGGTTAGCTGTAGAACCTGACGATGAAGACGAGATCATAGGTAATGGTGACAAAGTTAAAATTGTAAGTGTTCGTACAATATTCTCTAATGGGTCTAAACTGTGTTATATTTGTGACGTGAGGGAATAATGCTTAAAACTACACTTAAGATTAACCCTTCGTTACGAAAAAAGTTTGCTGCACTAGAACAAACAGCAGAAGACGCTGTAAGAGACAAGCTAGTAGATATTGCACAGACAGCAGTATCATATTCACCTGTAGATACTGGTGCTTATGTAACTTCATTTTCCTATACTGTAGGTGCTGGTCGTCCAAGAGGGAAATCCTCTAGAAATAAACCTACAAATCAGGGTGCAGGAGCAATGCGTAAAGAAGGTTTTGGTAATCTTGTTTCAGATATAAACAAAGTACCTAACCTACTTAATACAACAGCTATTACACTAAGAAACGGCTCACCACACGCTACTGCTGTAGAATATAAACATGGGTATCATGTATTTGCTAAGGTAAGGAATATTCATGGCTAGTATACACAATGATATTCGTGCTGCTTTAGAGACAAAATTATCTAATGTTTCTGGTTTACCTGACATTGCATATGAGAATGTTTCCTTTGATCCGACGACAGGTACAAGCTATGTCAAGTGCCAGTATGTCCCGACACTCCGTAGACCTGCTGTAAGAGGTTTAAACCCCCAACAGAGATACCAAGGCGTATTTACTGTTCTTGTTTATACCCCAGAGGGAAACGGTCCAGCTACTGCTGATGATCTAGCTAATACAGTTATAGAAGCATTTGAGGCAACGACTGATATTAGCTTTACTAACTCATCCGATGAGACAATAATCGTGTCCATAGATTATGCTGAACGGCAGCAAGGCTTTGTGGACAGTCCTTGGTACTATATTCCGATTGATATCGGCTGGTACATATACAATTAATTAGGAGAATATAAATGGCCTTCGCACAGGGTTCTCGTTCCACGCTGTCATATATTACCGAATCGACTTTCGGTACGACACCTGCTGGAAACTTCCAAAACTTACCATTCAATACACACTCACTAAACCTAACTCGTGATCGTGTTGCTGGTAATGAAATTCAAGCTGACCGTATGACACGAGTTGACCGTCAAGGTAACAGTCAAGTAGGTGGTGACATCGTTGTTGACCTACGTGATGGTGACTTTGATGAGTTCTTAGAATCTGTTATGCTTAACACATGGGATACAAGCCCATCGTCAGCACCAGACGTACTAAAAGTCGGTACAACACCAAAGTACTTCTCTATTGAAGATTATGCAGCAGACATCGATCAAGCTCGTTTGTTTACTGGCTGTACAGTATCTACAATGGGTATTTCTATGGCACCAAACCAGATGGTTACAACAACCTTTGGTATTATTGGTTCAGACATGAGCATGTCAGCTACAGAGAAGACACAAGACGCTTCTTCCTCAGCACAACCATTTGATGCTTACTCAGGTGATTTGGCTATCGGTAACGTAGGCTCTTCATCTTCTGCTGCTATTATCACAAGTATTGACTTCACAGTTAACAACAGCTTCTCACCAACATTCGTTATTGGTAGCTCTGCAGCACCATCTTTAGAATATGGTATGTCACAGGTTGAAGGTACATTCACTGCATACTTTGAAGATGATGCATTGATTAACCGTTTCTTGAATGAGACTGAAAGTGAATTGGTTATTACAGTTAATGATCCATCAGCAGCTAATGAATATGAGTTCATGTTCCCACGTATTAAAGTGAACTCTGCTGATGTTGGCGTTGACGGACCACTAAGCCGATTAATCACAATGTCTTTTGTTGCCCTATACGACAGCACAGAAGACACTAACTTTAAAATCAGTCGTCCCGAGACTGCGTAATCCCTAGCTAGGGCGAGGGGTGCTGGTGTCGGGTCTGGCATCCCTCACATTTACTAACCCGATAATCCGATAAACAAGGAAACTCGACATGGACTTGAAAGATTTAACCCCAAGCAGTGACACTGTAGAAGCTACTATAGTACACCCTGCCACCCTAGAAACACTTACCAATGATGATAAGTCTCCTATGACTATCACACTACATGCACCACACTCTAAGGCTTATAAATCTGCTATACATGAGCAGACAAACAAACGCCTCAAGAAAGCACAAGGTAAGAAAAGCTTAGAGGTTACAGCAGAGGAGCTAGAGGACGCTGGCTTGGAACTCTTAGCTAAAGCAACCAAAGGTTGGAATATCACATTCGACGGTGAACAACCAAAGTTTAGTGCCACAAAAGCTAAGGCCATCTACTCAGAAGTATTTTGGCTACGTGAACAAATTGAAGAGGCTCTGAATAGTTCTCTGGATTTTATGAAAGTGTAGTATCAGATTTGTGTGAATGGGCAGGACACCAGTTCAAACTGAATAAGCCCACAGAATCAGGTACTACAGAACGTGAACACTTAGAAGAAGTAGAAAGGCAGACTGGACGTAAGATTGAAGCATTGGAACCCCCGACAGAATTTCCTGCTATCATATCTCATGTCTGGTCTGCCTTTATTACATTAAGCAACAGTAGGTCTGCTGGTTTCTCAGGCCCAAACCCGATAACATACGAACAAATTAAGGCGTGGAAAGAATTGACAGAGACACCACTTGCATCTTGGGAAGTAGAAGCAATCAAGCGTCTAGATGTCGTATACTTAGGGGTAGCTAATGGCTAATGACTTAGAACTCAGAGTTGGCGTTGTAGGTGGAGATGATCTACTGAAAGTAACCAATAGCTTTATGAAGATAGAGCGAGAGGTAAAGAAGTTAGCTAAGGCCCAGACTAAAGCACAAATTGACTCTGTTGCTATGGCTAAAGCCATAAACCAACTTAGAGACAGACTTGTAGGTATGGGTTTTAGTGCCAAACAAGCAGAGGCAGCTATACTACGGCTTTACAATGCCGAAATTAAGACTATTAAAGCCACTAAAGATTTAACTCAAGCGCAAATGGCGGCTACTAAATCTAGCAATCGTATGGGTGTAGTAACTCAGCAAGTGGGTTATCAGGTATCTGACTTTGCAGTTCAAGTTCAAAGTGGCACTAATGTTGCAGTAGCATTTTCTCAGCAAGCATCCCAGCTAGTAGGTGTTTTACCTTTAGTTGCTGGTAGCTTAGGATTAACAACTAAGGCTGCTATAGCTTTATCTGCTGGTTTAGGTATTGCAATACCCTTAATAAGTTCTGCCGCTATGGTCTTCATGAACATGAAGAAAGAAGCAGATGATGCTGCTGATAGCACAGATACTCTTGAAGATAGAATAAAATCATTAGATGAAAAACTAAAAGAGTTTCTCCAGACTAGGGAAGCACTATCTCGTGGGTTGTCTCTGGATGAGCTTCTAGCTGGAGATTCCTTAGAACAGGCTAAAAGACAGCTTGTTGAGGCGAATAATGCTTTAGTAGCTATTCAACAAAGGTCTGCATCTATGGCTGCATCTAGGCAGTCATTAAGGGGTGGACAAACCATGTCAGCCTCTGAAGCTGAAGCTGCTTTTGGTAGTAGTCTACAAAGTATTACAGAGGCCACTCAATTATTAGAAGATCAAGCTAAAGCGAGGGGTGATCTTGAGGTAGCTCAACAAAGGTATAACACTTTACTTGAGAGAGAAAATGAATCTAGGCAGAAAGCTCAAAAGGCAGAGCTTGACAGACAAGATTTGGAAAACACTAGATTAAAGTTTGGTGAAGAAAGTGTAGAGACTTTTGAGAAAGAGTTAGAGCTTTCTCTAAAAGCATTAGAAGCAGACCTTAAGTCAAAGAATGTTAACGAGAATGTACTAAGCCTTATACTTAAAAGGGAAGAATTACTACAGAGGGAACTACGATCAGCTAATGAAAAGTCTGAAGCAGAAGAGAAGCTCTTAACACTTAATCAAAGACGCTTCAAAGTTTTGATGGACAGTATAGCAGCTAATGATAAACTAAATGCCTTTACGTCAGATGAACTTAAGAAGTTACAAGATCAAAACTCTCTATTGCAAATGCAACTTCAGTTTGGTAAGGAGTCTACTGCTGTAAGACAGTTAGAGACTGACATAGCTGTAGAAAATTATGAAGCTGACTTACTAAGAAAAGGTATTGCAGAAGAGACAGTTGAGGAACTATCAGATCAGTATAGACTTAGTCTGAATTTAACCGAGCAACTTAAAGACCAAGTAGCACAAGCACGGGAGTTTAAGAGGCAAGTTCAAGACGTATCTAAGTCTTATGGTAAAATGCTTGAAAAGCGTGTAATAGCTGATGCATTTGACCCTCGTGGTGAAGCGGGTATGACTGCAACGCAAGCGTTACGACTTGGTGTTGACTTGTTTGCAGATGATGGAGATACTTCTAAAACGAAACGTGACCCTTTAGTAGAACTTAGAAAGCAACTTGATGTAGAAGAAGCTCTAGTTGGTAAGACAGAAGCTCGTAAACGTGTTATCAAAGCTCTTGGTGTAGACTATAAGAGGTATGGTAAAGACACTATCAACTCTTTAGAGGCACAAATCAACAGGACTATGATCCTACAAAAGCTTGAAGAAGACAGAATACAAAAACTAGAAGATGCCAGACAGAAACAAAAAGAAGTGGCAGATGATATAGCTGGTTCTATGGGTGATGCCTTTACGTCTATTGTCGATGGCACTAAATCTGTTAAAGACGCTTTCCGTGACATGGCTAGATACATCATCGGTAGGCTCTACGAAATTCTAGTTGTAGAACAAATGGTACAATCTATCTCTGGTGCTATACAAGGTGCTATGATAGGTCCAGTACAAGGGCCAATGTTACCTAGTGCAAACGGTAATGTGTTCTCTAATGGTTCTGTCGTACCTTATGCTAATGGTGGTGTCGTAGGTTCTCCTGTGTACTTTCCTATGGCTGGTGGTCGTACAGGACTAATGGGTGAAGCTGGACCAGAAGCTATCATGCCACTTAAGCGTGGTAAGAATGGTAAACTAGGGGTACAATCAGAGGGTGGTGGTGAAATAACAATTCATCAGAACTTCAACTTCGCTGCTAACGGTGACGAGAGTGTCAAGAAGATTATTGCACAACAGGCACCTAAGATTGCTCAGATGACACAACAACAGATCATGGACTCTCGTCGTAGAGGTGGTCAAATGAAGGCGGTATTCGGCTAATGGCACTTAGTTATCCACTAGACCAACCAACAGGTATTGGTATCGCACAGATTGAGCTTAGGGCAGTAAATGCTGTCGCTACATCTCAATCTCCCTTCACCTTTAAACAGCAAGTGGTATCTCATCAGGGTCAAAGGTGGGAAG